GGCAGAACACACAAAGACGGGCAGGGAGCGATGGATCAAGCCACCCGAGAACTTGTGGTCATGGGTGCCAAAGTCAAAAGGGTTGGTTATGCCCTCCTATAATGCCCTTAACTTAGCAAGAAGGTGGGCGTCCCGCAGGGTAGGGTTTGATTATCCAGCTAATGGTGCCAGGCATTCGTTTGGCAGTTATGGATATTGGAGGTCTTTTGAGTGGGCTCTGGACACAATGGGCCACATGTCATCTGAGACATTTCTTAAGAATTATAAGAACAATAGGGTAGAAAAAGAGGAGGCAGAAGAATACTTTACCATCGCTCCCAATCGCTCCTAAGATCGCTCCCAATCGCTCCACGTATTGCTCCACATAGCTCCACATAGATCCCTCAACATGTGACAATTGTGACAACGAAATTGGAACTGGTTGGAACTGGTTGGAACTGAATAGAAAAACTACGGTTTTAAAAACCATAGATTAAGATACACGAATTTTCGTGTTGCAATATTCCCTGGATGTGTGAATTTTAAAATCCATGACGGATTGGCAAAAACAAAATATACCTAAATCAAAAGTGGAGGCTTTTGACCTATTTGATAGAATTAAATCTACAGTAGGCGAATATTGTGATGACTGGATTCTAGTCGGTAAACGCTGCGATGATGACACAAAGCATGTTATCATCGGAACCACCGATAAAGGGTGGGGAGACCTGAAACCAGTATATGAAAATATCCAAAAGTGGAAAAAAGACACCCTGGGAGATACTTGAAGACTATCCTCCTGCTTTAGTAAGACTACTTGCGAGAAAGCAATTTTCGCCCAAGCATGTGCGGGCGATGTCCGACCAAGAGATAGCTGTTGGTGCGGAGCTACCTGTTGCAGAGGTAGCAAAAATTAGTCGCATGACAAATTGGGACAATATGCTTATCGGAAAGATAAGGGCGTTTTGCGAAGGTTGTAACTTTGACCCACTGAACTGCTATGACCGCAATCGAGCAAGGGCATACACAAGAAGCTCGGCTAAGTTTAGTTACTTAAAGCAGTCGGGTCATTGGGATACTACATTTTTACCAATCATTAAAATCTTAGAGAATGCCAAAAAGTCATAAGATTAGCACGGAATTACTAGGGCAAGCTATGGTCGACTTTAAGGGTGATTATGGCTTAGTTGCGGAACACTTTGGTGTACGCAATGATTACATAAGGAAGAGGGTATCTACCGATCCAAAGCTTAGACCTATTTGGATAAATAATGGGACAGCCGATCCACTTCCTGATCAAACGGAAGTGATGGTAAGGGAAGAGTCCCCTGAGGTTAAAAACAAAAAGATGCTAGATGCATTGAATAAAAACGGAAGGGAGGCCTTTGAGAAAGACATTAAGTCAATGCTGGCAAATCCCGACAATGTATCAAAACTAGAGGTATTTAAGGAGTTTGATGACTCGATCGGGAACTTTATGGCTGAGGGTTTGAGGATAACTCAAAAACTTAACCTTAGGCAAAACATAGCACTATTTGAAGTAGGGGAGCAACTGCGTGATGAGCTTCAGGATGAAACAATGGATCCCGAGGAGAAGGCATTAAAAACAAGATTGCTTATACAAGCTTGCGAGCAACAGGGTAAGTTTCATGACAGATTGTTGAAGGGATTAGAGTTTCAGCTTAAACTATATGATCAAAAGGAAAAGTCAGGAGTTAAGAAGAAACCAGGGTTTAGACCTCTAAAGGAACTGCAGGATGTCGACGAAGAAGCTCAAACATAATGTATTGGCTGATAGACTTGCGGAGGCAGTTGATGAGGAATCAGGTCAAGAGGCAGAGGTTTCTATTTGGTCTCCTTCGCTCAGTCCTACTCAGCAACGTATATTTGATGATCCTTCAAATTACATACTCGCTTATGGAGAACGGGGTTCCGGAAAAACTTTTTCACTCGGTGGCCATAAACTTGTTCGTCACTGCTATGAAAACTTTAATGCACTCGCATTAATAATAGTTGGTGTTAGATCTCAGGCTACGCTTGGTGGAGTGTGGCATAAGTTGCAAGTTGAGATATTGCCGGAATGGAAGGATGGAATCGGACTTAGTCACACTGATGAGAGGCAGGATACTCAGAAGAACCTATATATAGATATAGAGAATAGGTTCGGGGGACACTCTCGGGTCGTACTTATATCAGTACCATACGGTGCGTTTATTAAAGATCGGATTAAAGGTTTTGAGCCGAGTCTGGTATTCGTGGATGAGCTTACCAACTTGGATACCCCAGATTACTTTAATGCCGTCGTGCAGCAGTTAGGTAGACGACAAGGAATCCATGGCCCGCAACAGTATCTTGCCGCCTGCAACCCGGATGGACCGAGTCATTGGGTGTATAAAAGATTTTTTGAGGAGCCCTATGACAAGGACGGAAATTGGAATAACGACTATTCCACCTACCATGTACCAATTAAAGAGAATGTAGATAACCTACCATTGGGTTATTACGATAGGATTCTTGAAGCAGTTAAGTCCGATCCCGTTGAGGAGGCTCGGATGGTAAGAGGTGAGTGGATTGATCGCCCTGCGGGGGATGCGATATTCGGCCCCTACTTTAATAAAACACTACACTTGCGGGGAGATGCCAAAAGCGGAATACTGCCATCCACTAAATATCCGATAATATGCGGTTGGGATCCGGGTTCTGTCAATAATGCCGTAATCTTCATGCAGGCATTGCCTGGTGCGGACAAAACAATATGGAGTGTATTCGATGAGTTTGTGGTAATCAATAAGAAGCTACCCTACACAACTCTTATCCCAATGATTATGCGCAAGATGGCGTATTGGAATCGAAGGATGAAGCATAAGTTTAAGTTTATACACATCTCCGATAACTCTGCATTTAATCAATATAGGGCGAAGACGGGCTCCTATGATGTAAGGGACATTGAGGAAATATCCAAAGCAAAGAGCGATACTTTTAAGCTCGAGCCAATACGCATGAAAGCAGCACCCAAGTTTAGTGGATCGGTTGAAGCGAGGGTGAGGTTGATGATAGCGAAACTTAGTTCCGAGGAGTTTGTAATGTCCGTACCTTGCGTGAATTGTTCAAAGATGTTTCGCAACCTTGTTTCAGAGAAACCTGGCAAAACATATGACCCTAATGTTGCCTTTAAACCCAGGAGAAGTGTTTACATACATGCCTTTGATGCAATGAGTTATCCAATAATTTATCACGAATCAACCCACTATATAGATGTAGGAAGAACAAGCGGTTCCGAGATCATTGAATTAGGGACTTGATTTTAGTTACAATAAATCCTAAGTTACACTTTATGGAAAGCATTATGTCAATAGACCTTAAGAATAATCCAGAGCTATTGGAGGATTTTGAGGGAATGTCTGTGGGGGATAAGGTTAAGGTAACTGCAGAACTTTCGATAAGTGAATTATCGGAAAACCGCGCAGCCATGCCTTTGGAGAATATCATCTCAATCACCTCATTAGAAAGCGATGAAAGCCCAGAAGAAGGGGAAGACAAAGAAGAGGAAGAGTGATGATGAGACAACTGCTTCAGTTCTTATCAAGTGTCACTACGCGCGCCTTGGACTTCCTAAGATCTGGGATAAAAAAAGGGTAGAGCGGATGTGCTCGTTCCTGCGCATGACTTATGCGGAGCTAGGCACGCTCATAGGAGTCGATAATCTTGATTTGAAGATAAACAAAACAAAACCTCTTCCCATGTCAGCATGTATATTGCTTTCCGTGATCGAGGGTCAATTTATGCAGAACTGGGTACCTGACCCAATAAAAAACATATTCGATTTTACGGAGAAATAAAATGGTTAATTTAGACATACTGGAGAGATACGGTTGCACCCAAGCACGCCTAAGGGAAATATTCACTGCGGAAGAGGGTAAGGATGCGGAAACCCGAGAAAAGTTCCAAGACATGGTTCAGTCGAGAATCATAGAGGGGATAAGGTTTTCAACAAAACACGCAAAACTTTATATGTCCGTAGATATTGCGTGGGACAGCAATCCTATCAATAAAGCGACCATTCCGTTATTACAGTATGCACAGGGCAAAATTTCCATTGAGCAATGCCAGGAGGATCTTTCTAGCGTAAGCAAGTCTGATGAGTTTTGCGAGTATGATGATGAAGGTAACCTGAAGAATATCAATACACTCAGACTCTATGAGGTAAGTGTAAATTTAATCAGGTCTTATGTTACAAGAAGGGTTGCCGCGCAGGTGCATAGGTTTAGCAATCTTTACCCTTACTTCAAATATGAACCAAGGAGCACTCAATTAGAGGACAAGGTGCGCGCAGATGTGCTTTCCCAGAGGGTTGAAATGATGACCGATCAGTTTGGTTATCGTCACTTGTGGGAGCAGATTATCAGGCAAATGTTTATGTATGGTCATTCTATTGCATTTCCTGAAACCTCATGGACGGAGGACATACAGTGGAGAGAGACCACCGATCCCGTGACAGGTGAAAAGGATTTATCTTCTTACTCGGAGATGTCGGGGGTAAAACTAAAGACTCCTCACCCAACAAGAGTTGTGTGGGATCAATCAAAGCCCCTGCATGACCTAAACATTAATCAAGGTCCAGAGTGGATCGGGTACTGGGATATTGTTAGATACGGAGACATTAAGAATAGCCCATCCACATGGAACTCAGATGAGATAAGTTTCACTAACTCTTTGCACTCTCTTTACTCTGATTATGCTGAGTTTTTTAATTACTACTTTAGCGACAACATGTCGTTTCCAAAGACGCAAGATCAGTACCCGTTTCATAATGAAAGAACACAAAATGTAGGTGTTTATTCATCTGAGGACGAGGACAAGGGGATGTTCGTCACCAATATGTGCATGAAGGTAAATCCCAAAAGAGATGGCCTCGGAGATTATCCGCACGATGTTTGGCTCAAGCTTACTGTCGCAAGTGATGAGACAGTTATTTACGCAGAGTATCTACCATCACTCCCTGCTATATACGGCGGAATTAATGAGAATGATGATCGCATGGCAAATATATCGGTAGCTCATGAGATCATGCCGTTCCAGGATCAGCTTTCAAATATCATGACCAAAATGCTTCACGACATGAAGGTCAGCATGATGAAGATATTTTGCATCGATCAGGATGCACTAGATGATGATGTCAAAGAGTATATCAAGGATGCACTTGCTGAGGACTCATTCTACGCAAAACCAAAAGCACTATTTTACTCAGGTCAAAAAGCGGCAGACTTAGGCATAAATAATAACAATTTCATACAAATTGTAGATGTACAAAAGGAACTTTCGGCTGGAATCAATCAGTCAATCCAAGCAATCCTCCAGTTGCTTAATCTCGTCGAGCGGTTGCTGATCTTGTCTCCACAGGAGCTTGGTCAGCCCGCCCCTCGGGAGATTAGTGCCACAGAGGTTGCCGAAATAGCAAATACGACAAACAGTATATACTCATTTATTTCCGAGGGGATTGATGATATGCGGGCTGCGGCAAAAAAGCTATTCTACGAGCATTTGGTATCTTGTTCATCTGATAAGTTTACTGTGCCGATTAGCCAAAGGTATACCGATAGAGTAATCAGGGAAGCAGGCTTTGAGTCCGAGGTGGAAGGAATAACGGAAGCAAGTGCACGTAATGTCATTGGCGATCCGGCTAACCTTATACATGAGTATTTGTTCACAAGCAGGGATGGTGCAGAAAGAGCAAGGGACACGCAGTCTGCGCAGGTTTTAAGTCAAACATTGCAAGGCTTGATGCAGGTAGAAGGTATCCCGCAAGCCCTTGGCAAGGATCGCATATTCACATTCTTAAATGAGATATTCCGCCTATCAGGAGCACACGATCTGAGACTAGATACAGATGAAGCAGATCAAGAGCAAGAGATAGGTGACATGCAGAACGAGCAATTCATTTCACAACTCAAGGAGCAGTGGCCCCAGGTTATACAGGCAGTTCAGCAGTTAATGCAGGTTGCGCAACAAGCAGGAGCTAGTGAGTCACCTGAAGCACCTCCGGGGGCACCATCAATGGAACCAGAGCAACAACCACAAACAAGTCCAGAACAACAAGTACAGTTATGAGCGAAGAACAGGAAGAACAGGTAGAGCAAGAAGTAGAAGAAGTAGCAACTGAAGAAGTTGCGGAGCAGGAACAGCCTGCCCAGGAGCAAGGAAATTCATTATTTAATGCTCTCTTTGAAGCAGCAGAAGAGCCTGAACCTGAAGAGCCTGAAGAAGATTTAGGCGAGCCAATAACTTTAAATGCAGCTATTGACGAACTTGACCGTGAGCCCGTAGCTGAAGAAGAGGAGTCCGAGGAAGAAGTTGAGCCAGAGGGAGAGGTTGAGGAAGAAATTGCTGAAGAGCCTGGAAAAGATCAACCAAAACCCAAGGCCGCCAAGAAGAAAAAAGTAAAACAAGTTGTTGATCCCGATATTGATCAACCCGAGGTGGCTCCACAATATGCGTTTCCCGAGGAGGATCCGGATAAAGAGTTTGTGGACGGATTATTGCCCGAAGAAAAAGATATTTATGATTTAGCAAAATTCGCTTCCGATAATTTAGATGGTTATGTCGGGAAAGATAAGGAGTTTAAGGACTACTTCCAAAAGACAAAGAAGTATATTGAGAAAAGAATACAAGATGATCCACATGTAGACTTATCAGAAGATGAAGACTACCAGGCTTTTATTCAAAAAAATCGACCTGACTTTGATCAGTTCACAATCAAGAAGGTGGAGCGTGAGCGTAATGTTCATGAAGCGATGCGTAGAATCGAGGAGAAGCAGGCACCTGAAAAAGAGCGTGCAAGAATGGAGCAAGAGAAAGCTCGCAAGGCACCGGTTGTGCAGGGCCACAAGGCAGAGTTTCGGGAATATTCTGTTAATGCTATACCTAAAGAACTTGCTGATCATGTTAAGGATGAGGAGTCTATTAAGAACTTTGCTGAGACAAATCCATTGGAATTTCAGATAGTAAACACCCTCACAACAGAGTTGCACCACACGGGCGACCTACTACTTGATATAACCCAAGGTATGGTAAGCTACGATGAGAATAATCCGATACACGCCAAGCTTTTGCAGTGGGTCAACACCGAGCAGGAAAACTTTATACAGAGCGGTCAAACACAGCAGGATGGAAAAACCTTCATGAGAAGGGAGAGGTACTTTAGGTTACCTGAAAACAAAAGGGCTCCATACTACACATGGAACGATGCGGATTTGTTAGCTATTCTTACCATGAGAGCTAATCAACGCATAAACGAGTCTCTCAATCAACAAAGACAATTGCTTGAGAAATCTGGTTACGCAAGGCAGGTACAGCAAAAACCTAAAGCGCAAAAGCCACAGGTAAAGAAAAGAGCAGTGCCACCCAAGGTTGCATCAAAGCCAAGGCCAGGAAACTCGCCAGCAGAAACTCCAAGCCAGCCAAAGAAGAGTGCCTTTGAGTCAGTTTTAGGAATGTAGAATCCGATTTTAGGAAAGTAAAAACAAATACTAATTTTGCAGATATAGCTTTATTTTTACAAAAATAATCCTAATTCCCCACGACTAGCCTTCAGTCTGTTATTATAGGTGTTACACGAATAAATGTGTAACTAACAACCTAAATAACATATTATGGCTATATCAGATCCAAACATGCCGGCACCTTCGCAAGCCGTTGAGCCGGGTTCAACCACGATCAGTCAGTCGAACCTTGTCCGCGATGCCGGGTTTGGTCGCATCATTAAAGTTGATGACTCGACTGGTTGTACTCTTACTAACGCCTCCATCAAGGGTTTAACCCCTGCGGAATTTGAAGCTCTTTCCAATAAGGAAATAGACTTAGCTCGCGTCATCGCAAGCTCAGCAGAAGCAGCAATGCTTGGGGTTCAAGAGCGAGGACTTGTCGCACTACTTAACAGCTCGATCACAAACATTAAGCCTTTGATCAATAAGGTAAATATTTCCGAGCAGTCGATTATCCTTCCCTACATACAACGCCGTCAGCGTTCGGTTATTAATAGTGGGTACTTTGCAATCGAAGCTGGTAAAGCTGCTGATGCTAACTCCCCTCTTTCTTCCGGATACACAGTAGGTGGTGGAGATCAGGAACTCACTGTCAACCTTGGTGCTTCCGATTGGGCCTCCCCAATTGAGCATATCGAGCGTTACTTCTTAACCGGCGGTTTTGTAATTGCTAACTCTTGGGACTTGAGCAATGACCCAATTGAATCTCAGTTCAAAATCATTGGTGCAGCAGACGCAAGTGCGGGTGGAATCTCCAAAGCAAAGGTAACTCTTCGTCCAACTGGTCCTGCTCTTAAGCAAGAAAACTCAAACGGCACATCAGGTTATTCTGCAGCTGAGTGGGGGAGTCGCGGCAATGTAGGTTCTGGATTCGCTGGAAAACTCGACTACGAAATCGAGAAAGGTGTTATCCAAACGATCGCCAACAATGTAAATGACTTTGAAGAATGGTGCCGTAATCAGCCCACCGACCTCAGCGTTAAGTTGATCGTCAACTGGTTGCAAACCACTCGTGAGTCTCGCACCGTTGATCAATGCTATAAGGAAACTTTGCAGAAGATCATGAATGGTGATGTTAATCCTTACCTTAAATCCATGGTTTATCAGCCTTTGGCCGAGCAGAACAAAATTGCTTCCAAGGCAAGTCAGGAACAATGGTTGCGTGCAACATGGTTCAACCAGGCTATCTCGGAGAATCAAACTCCAGAAACCTACATGAACCTTCCCGCCATCACTGACCCTGAGGACGACCACTGCACACTTGAGTATAAATCAAATGCGCTTGGTATCCGTTCTTTACTTCGCGAAAGCGGACGTATCAAAAATGGTAATGGAGTTGCATTGACTGTTGAGTCCCTGCAGGCTGACATTTACTACTTGAAACGCAACCGTGAGCAAGATGGATCAAGCATCAGCGTAGTTGACTGCATGACCGATCGTTTCACCTATAATAAGCTTTTTGAAGTATTTAATAAATACTACCAAGCTCGTTACGGATGGGGACTCGATCGTCACGCTCAGATCAATCAACAGATCACTCACAATGGTATCTTGTTGTTCAACTACTCCATGTACGACCTTCCAGAAGTTGGTTGTCAGTTGGCAGTATTCCATGATCCTTACTTTGATGACATCATCAATCACCAGTCCAGCCTCTTCGGGAGTGACGGACCTGCTGATGGTGATAAAGTCATTAAGTCTGATGGAAAGCGCTCCGCTCAAGCAATCGTGGGCTCCGCAACTGCCGCAAAAGTTATGCGCGCAATGTGGTTTATCGATTGGTCGGATGTGAAAATCGGAATTGCAGGTACTAATGCAGTTACCCGTAAGTCTCCACATCCTGACACGGATCGCTTGTACAAGTGTCGTATGGCGCATAAGGAAACTGAGTTCTCCTTACGCTCCACAAAATGGACAACCATGATGGATGTTCCTGCACGTCACTTGATCATCGAGAACTTTGACGCCAATTCAGCTACAACTAACTGGTCGTCTTACCTTTAATCGTTAATCTGACATGGTCCCTCCTTCCCTCTGAGTATCGGGGGGAAGGCTGGGACCTTTTTATATATGAAGTATTTATTATTCAATAGAGTACCATACGATTACGGGGCTAATTACGATGTAACTATGGTAGGATCCAAGGAGCGTGGGTTTGGTGCATACGATGACAAGGATGCAAAAATATTAATTAAGTTACACGGCAACTTGATTACTGAGCTTTCAGAGGAATCTTTCTTAGATTTAAAAAAAAAGTTGAGCTTACCTCCGGTGTCTTATCGTCTGTTCGGAACGCAACAGCAGGAGGCAGACAAAGATCCGAATGCAGTGTATGCAACAAAGCAAAAGGGCAAAAAATCGCCTAATCCTAAAGAAGCTAAGTCGGAAAAACCTGCAGAAGATTTAGTGCAAGTTGGTGAGGTTGAGGTGGAAGACCCACTAGAGGAAACCGATAAATGAATCGCGACTCCTTTGTGGGATTAGCGGGAACTTTTGCAAGTTTTACGCTTGATACTATACATTTAGTAGCAGCAACAGTCTGCGCCGTATTGACGGCTGTACATCTTAGTGTTAGCATATACCTAAAGCTAAAGGGGAAGGGTAATAAGGATGACAGATCTAAATAATACGGGGACATTTGCGGCAACCACAAATGGTAATTTCAATGCCATTCCGTATCATCGTGCAAAGTCATTTCGCGTAACTAATTTCACGGGAAAAGTTATAGGTATTCGGCAACGGCACAAAACGACAGTAGTCGACGATTTTAATGATACAGACTTTACGGAGTGGACGGGTGATATAAAGTATGAATCATCAGAACTAGAGGGCACAGGTGCGGCCCGAGTATCTGGAGACTCTTACAGGGCACTTACATCAGAAGTTATGCTTGATGGATCGGAAGTGCAATTTACATTCGTTACTCCGTCTGCAGTGCCTTACTCTCTAAAATTTAGCGTCTATGATGACCCAGTAAGAATCGGTATGTCAGGCGGGTGCAGTCTTACAATATCAGAATCCAATTCTAAAAGTTACACGAAATACAAGGTAACAATATGTATGTATCCATCGCTTGGCTTTTATGATGCTTTTTTAGAAGAAGATGGGCAGGATAGAGTTCAATTAATTGACAATCAATCAGCTCAGTTTGGGACAGGTAATATGGTCGATTCAATTGTTACAATTGAGCCTAGTTCCCAGATTGTCGTTGATCCAATTATTTACCAACAGAAAGTTAATTACTCTAATGAGCAGATTGGCCACGGAGGAAGTTATACATACCCATGTGAAGATAATACATCAGAGTATGAAATTATCAATCTTGGTAGCGATG